AGCATATACATAATTTCTTTTTGTTGGAAATTTCTTTCCATTTATTGAAACAGTATAGCCCTGTAAATATCCAAAATAATATTTTGGTTTTACTTTGATTTTTAAGTCTTCTATTTTCATAATTACCCTTCTATAATTCCTATTATGTTTCCTTCACTATTACACTTCCAACCTTGAGCCTGTTGTCGTTTAATTATGTTAGTTAATGAATCTTTGTCATATTGTTTGATTACTTCATCATATTCAAGGTGTGAATATTTTGGTAACTGTTGAACATAACTTTGCTCATCATCACTTAAACAATCAAACCAATCATAACCAACATCATTAATACAAACTGTCTTTGTTTTAAAAACTTGATCTTCAAAGTTATTAAAGAAGTCAAAATTTTTACCAGTTACTAAGTCTTGAATAGTAGCATATTTATTTTTTGTCATTGTTTCACCTTCCTTTGTTAGTTATTGACAGATTATACTTATTGAATTTATTTGTCAATAGGTTAATTGTTTTTCTGTTTATCTTCTAATATGTTACACATAGCGTTGTAACCTTTCACAAATCCTTTCATTTCTTCAACGCTATCAAAACGCCAAAGATCGTTTGAATATTGTGAATATTCTTGATTAATTGAATATTTATGAAAAGATATTTTTGAACCATCAATATCCTTGTAACCATAATTTGAACCATATTTATCAATATTCTTTCTGAAAGCCTTAAATTGATGACCCCAGTAATATTTATTATTTCCAGTCAATCTAATATTTACACCTTGTTTATTTAATATTAGTTCTTTTTCAGCTCTTTCAGTTAGTAAAGAACCGCTGTCAATATTTTCCCAGCTTCCCTCAAATATTTTATTTATTTCATCAACTCTTTTTTGTATTTTGTCTAAGTTCATAATATTAACCTTTCTTTTTAGTTGTTTTTTATGTATAAATTAAACATAACAAACAATTATATTATTGTCAATAGCTTGTCAATACTTAAATATAAAATAATATGAACAAAATTAAATTTGATAAAAAGACGCTTGAAAATATATTTAAAAAAATAGCGTTAGGAAATTCTATAAAATCAGTCTTAGATGATATGAATTTATCTTATGAAGGCTTTAGAAAGACAATAAGAAAAAGCGATAAATTAAAAAAATTATATGATGACGCAAAAGAAGATGGCGTTGAATTGCTTTTATCGGAAAGTAACAAAAAACTTGAAGATGCAATAAATGAATTTAAAGTAAATGGAAAAGGTGATCTTGCAACCAGTCATTTAATAAAAGAATTTGTTCAATTAAATAAATGGAAAGCAAGTAAATTATTAGGCAAATATAACGATAATGCCCAAAAATTACAATTATCTAACGCTGATAATAAACCATTAATTGTTAAATGGTCAAAAGATTAAATTAAATTTATTCAATAAAATCAAAGTTAATAGAGTTGCAAGGCTAGTATTGTTGTAACTTTTAAACGCATAGTTGCGTCAGGCTTATATAAAGGCATTATTTATTTTTTTTATGAAGTCAGGCTAATTTCAATTAATAAGTTTATTAATTTAAATAAATTCTAGTATTACTTAGTTCCAATAATAGATGACTATCAGTACCAATTTAAAAGTTAGTTCTAAAAGGGTAGGGTTTTAAAACTTGACACACCTGATTTTTAGATTTGTGCTAGATTAAAATTAAAGGGAGGTATATATATCTAAACAAAGAGTTCCTCTTATGCCAAAAAAAAAGAAAAACAAAATAAACGCATTAGTTGTTATTTCAGAATCTACTGAATCTGTGATAATACACTTTGATGGCTTTGACGATCTTCACCATGCTAAACACTTTAGCGATTTCATGCTTGATGAGCTTGGAATTAATCAATTGAATTACCCTGAAAATACGACTATTCACTAACAGGGGGGTTTTGTTTAAAAATGACTGAAATTGTAATTCCATATACACCTAGAAAACTGCAAAAATTTTTGCATAATGAAATGATAAAGCACCGATTTAATGTAATCGTTGCACATAGAAGGTCTGGCAAGACTGTAATGTGTATCAATCACATGATTAGAGATGCTTTGACAAACCCAAAGCCTAATCCAAGATACGCATTTATTAGTCCTACATTCAAACAAGGTAAAGCAACTGCTTGGGATTATATAAAAACCTTTGGTAAGAATATTCCTTTTGTTAAATTCAATGAATCAGAACTTAGATGCGACTTTCCTAATGGTGCAAGGATAACTATTTTGGGGGCTGAGAACGATCAAGCCTTGAGAGGAATTTTTTTAGATGGATGTGTGATGGATGAAACACAAAGTTTATCTCCAACGATATTTCCTGAAATCATCAGACCTGCTTTGGCAGACCGAAAAGGATGGTGTATATTTATTGGAACACCTAAAGGACAAAATTATTTTTACAAATTACATAAAGATGCTCAAAAGCAGAAGGATTGGTGGACTGGGGTATTTAAAGCTAGTGAAACAGATATATTAGATCAAGATGAATTAAACTCTGCTAAAGAAATGATGTCAGAAGATTTATATGACCAGGAATTTGAGTGTTCATTTCAAGCGGCAATTACTGGTTCTTACTATGGTGCAATCATTGATGACCTACAAAAGAATAATAAGATTACAAGTGTACCTTATGATCCAAATTTAGATTGTGAAACTTGGTGGGATTTGGGTCTTAAAGATTCAACCGCAATATGGTTTGTGCAAAAGCATGGAGATGAGATTAGAGTAATTGATTATGAAGAATCATCTGGAGAAGGCTTAGATTTCTATGCTGACCTGCTAGACTCTAAACCTTATAAATATGATAGACATATAGCTCCACATGATATAAAAGTTAGAGAATTAGGAGCTTTTGGAAAATCAAGGTTGGAATCTGCTCTTGAATTAGGTATATCTTTTGATATAGCTCCAAAATTATCTATTGAAGATGGTATTGAAGCTGTTAGAAAAACTTTACCTAAATGTTATTTTGATAAAGAAAAAACATATCAAGGAGTTGAAGCATTGAAGGCTTATCAAAAAAAATGGGATGACAAAAACCAATGTTTTAAAAACAGACCCATTCATAATTTTGCAAGTCATCCAGCAGACGCTTTTAGATATGGGTGTACCTTTGTTGGTGGTAAGATGACTGACTGGAATGAAGAAGTGTATGTGAACACAAACTACATAGTTTAATATGGCAAATAAAAAAATAGAATTCGATTTAAAATTAAAAACCCTACTTGGCAATCATATAGAAAATGCTCTTGGATATTTAGGTGGTAATCTTTCTGAGTCCAGAAAAAAATCTCTTGAATATTATTTAGGTGATAAACTTGGAACAGAAATAGATGGTCGTAGTCAGGTAGTATCAACTGATGTTTCAGATACCATTGAAAGCATTTTGCCAAACCTACTTAGAGTTTTTACAGCATCAGATAAAGTAGTAAGATGCGAACCTGTAACTGCCGAAGATGTACCTTTAGCTGAACAAGCAACTGCATATTTAAATCATGTATTCTACAAAGACAATAATGGTTTCCAATTATTATATAATTTTTTTAAAGATGCTTTAATTGAAAAAAATGGTTTCTTAAAAATATACTGGGATGAATCTGAGTCTGTTGAATTTGAAACTTATCAAAATTTATCAGCAGAAGATAAAGAAGCATTATCTGATACTAAAGATGAAATAGAAATTATTGAAGAAGAAGAAATAGAAGATGAAGATGCTAAAGAACAATTTGAAAAAGTTATAGAACAATACGAAGCTCAAGGTTTGGAAATGCCTGAAATGGAAACTCCAGATTTTGTTTTATATAATTGTAAAATTAAACGAACTAAAAAAACTGGTAAAATAAAAATTGAATCAGTTCCACCTGAAGAATTTTTAATTGATAGAAATGCTAAAACAATTGAAGAAGCTGACTTTGTTTCTCATAAAGTTTTAATGTCAAGATCAGACCTAGTTGCTATGGGTTATGATGAAGATGAAGTAAATGAACTTCCTGCATCTAGTGATGATATTTATAATACTGAAGACATGGTTAGACAAAGGGATGTAGATGAATATCCAGTAGATAATTATACTCAAGGTCAAAATACAAAAGTTTTAATTTATGAGTCTTATGTAAAATATGATTATGATGAAGATGGAATTGCAGAACTTAGAAAAATAGTTTCAGCAGGTGATGATGGTTCTATGGTGTTAGAAAATATGCCTTGCGATAATATTCCATTTGTAACTGTAACACCTATCCCAATGCCACATAGATTTTATGGAAGATCAGTTTCTGAATTAGTTGAAGATATTCAATTAATGAAATCAACTGTGATGCGTCAGTTATTAGACAATATGTATTTAACAAATAATAACAGAGTTGCGATCATGGATGGTATGGTAAATATGGATGATCTTTTAACCACTAGACCAGGTGGTGTAGTTAGAACTAAGCAACCACCAAACCAAGTGATGCAACCTTTACAATCACAACCGA